GAGTAACCATTTTCTGATTGATTTTAAAATTGAAAGGAGAGAGACGGAACTATCTCTCCTTTCATGGTTCACGACCAGCAGTTATCTTAATATATTGAAGACCCTGCTTGATCGCACGACTTCGATGCTCCCAATCGAGGCCATCGACAAGCACATTGATCGTATCTCCAGGAAGAAATAAATTTCCTAGACGCTGTCCGAACTGGTAGATACGCCAATCGAACCCAAAGATAGTGAAGATCCTACCTTTCACGAATTCATCAATTGAATCCATTTTGGGCTGTTCACTCCTTGTAGTGCAGGCTGACATTATCATTACTGCCACGTTACGTTCTGGAAGTCCATCCTTCCAGAGTGATCCAAGGAATCGAATCCGCTCGCCGTTTTCAGATGATCCTTCTTCATCAAAATTCAGTGTCATACCAAACTTAGCAACGAAGTCAGTAAATCTCCTGACATCAAGCTTTTCATTTGTGACAATTATTAAATCATCGCCATGAACGACAATTTTATGGACCATCCGATTTTGACTAGTGGCTATCAAACAATATCAACAGATAATTAAGTTTGAAATCGACCCAACTAGGTTGGTGAAGAAGCTACCACTAGCTAACCCCCTTTCACGGCAGAAGACATCGGTGTACGGATGTCAGAACCGTCCACCTACAAAGTACGACACGATGTACTCTCACTCACGCGTGAGTCTAGAGTCTAGTAAAAGAGTACAACGTATAAGTCGCATCGCAGCTAGCAAGAATACTGTCGGTATGGTCTGATCATACTTCGAATAATCGAATGAGTATACATGTTTACCTTTGAATGTCTTCATCAAGTCCGAAATCTGAAGCTGTGTTTTGCCAACAAAGACGCTCGAACCAGTTTGTAATTGGACTCAGTCCTGCCATACATGGCCAAACATTGTTTCGATCGTCGTTATTTGCCAACATGGTCCGAAAACCAGTCGAAACTTCATACTTCCATCTTTCCCCGCTTGAATGCGGTTAAAGATAGTAAACGGAAACGAGAGAAATTGTGCGACGGAGACCTCACTCTTAGAGTGACTACGCAGTAGATCGCTAATCTCTTTGATTTTATCTCTTTTCTTTTTGAACTCAGGATACCCTGAACTTGCCCCCATGTTCATGGCTGCGATCACTTCGTCTGGCGAAGCTATCCTAAATTTGGGGATGAAACGAGATGGGAATAGTGAAAGAAGTGTCATATATATACACTTTGAGAACGTGACAGGATCGATTCTCAAAGGAACCCTTGTTTTGTACCTTTCCTTAGTCTCAGAGTAGACGTTAAGTTGAAAGGCTTTGTCGTTTACTGAATCCACCGCTTTCAGAATAGTACTTTCAACATTGAAGCCGTGTTTATCAAACTTCTGTATGACCGACTTCAGTACACGTACCGGGAATACATTCCGCAGTCTATCAGAAATAAGTTTTGTAACTTCAATTTTAGAGTACTGTGAATACGACTTAACGTATTGGTAAGATTGTCGAATCAATTCCCCTCGTGCTGAACAAATTTGCTTCACCACAGTGTTGATCGAGACACCACCGCTCACCTCGGTTGTAAGATCAAGATTTTGATCTTTAAAATTTTGTTTAAAATTTTTAATAGTTT